TTATCGGCGGGGTGCTGTTTGGACGTATCCGGGACGGTCGCGTAGGGTCTCCACCGCATCACGCTAGTACCGGGCTTTGGGCCCCGAGTGGTAGTAAGCATCACTTAGGCCCCGGGCGTCGCATAAACCATCCTAGCGCTTATGCCCCCACGGGTCGCGTTCGCCTATCTCGAAGTCGGTGGACACTAGTACGATTCCGCCGGGAACGCGCCGGGGTACTAGCTTGCCCCCGTACTTAGCGCCGACGGCTATGTCTTCCACGCTTGCCCCTTGTAGTAGCTTTCGGGGTAGTCCGGCTACGTGGGCGTCTACGTGCGTGGTTCCGTCGGCCCCGACAATTCTTTCGGCGTAAGCCTTAGCGCGTAGGTAGGTGGCTCGGTCGAATACGGCTTCGAGCTTCCACGCCCCTAATTTTGTGTCGTGCACGTCGAGCGCGCCGGGGTCGGTTCCGAGTACGTGGCATGAGTCGGTGTCAGCGGCTAAGAATCGTTCACCGAATGATTGAGCCGCTCGTATGACCCGGTCCCGCCCGTAACTTGTAGTCCAGACACCGACGGGGGTGTAAGCGGGTTCGTCGTATTTCTGTGGGGTGAGTGTGTACTTCACGGCCCCGTTGTCGCCAATCGAAGGCAGTCGCCCGCCGCGTAGTGGGTTGATTGCGAAGCGACCCCATAGGTTATTGAGTTGGAACTTAGCTTGGGTTCTCATTCCGCCGGTGGTGGTTACTTTCACTTCCATCCATTTATCTATGTAGCGGTCGAAGAGCCCACTTATTCCCCTGAACGCGAAGCCCGCTATCCATTCATGTATGGTCACGTCGTATTGGTCGTACAGTAGGGCCCAATCAATTTCAGTGCCATACCACTCGATTCCCTGTACTTCGGTTTGGTAGGCGACCGGGTCGTAGCGGGCGTCTTTCTTCACTTGAATCATGGGCAGTCGCCCGGGCTTTATGGTGGCGTCGAATAGGGCCCCGTAGACGACGTGGGGGTAGCCCGCTAAGGTCGTTTGACCTGGGGCAAGTTTGACGGGGTCGCCGACTGGGAACGACGATTCCCGCATGACTGCGGGGTACATGCTGTTCACGTCCCACACGCTACCTTCGCTGTCGAGTATTTGCCCCTGGTATTTCGGGTTCACGTAGGTCCACCCACCCCGGTACGCTCGTCGTATCCATTCGTCTAGGTCACGGTCTAGTAACGGGAACACGGTACGGAATCTACCGTGGGCCATGGTTGCTCGATATTCGGTCATGGCGTCACCACCGATTGTTAGCCCGGTGTTCCCGATGGACTCGGCGACAGTAAGGGCGGTTCGTACTATGTCTACGTCGCGCTCGATGTAATCCCATTCGGCGGCGGTCGGTATGTAGCCCACGGGTCGTTCGGCTGTGTAATCAATTTCACCTTTACCGACGGGGGCCCCGTACATTTTGGCAAGCTCGGCGACCGAAGTACCCGGGAACTTCTTTAGTGAGTCGCGTATCTCAAAGCGTCGCCCGTCGGCTAGGTGGACGTAGCGGGCGTAGTGGGCCCCCTGGTCGGATATGAGCGCACCGACACCACCGGGCGGAACCGAGCGGGGGCGCCATTCCCCCGAGACCATACCGAGCCCGATGGGGTCTACGTCGAATAGGTAGGCGTCAATGAACGCCCCGTCGAATCGTAGGTTATGAAACCAATGGACCCCGCCAAGCTCGGCGGCTTTGTCTATGTATGTTTCTAGCCGGGTCCCGGTGTAGACCCGGGCTTCCCCTAGCGGGGCTATGGCCCACGACCAGACACGAACACGACCGGTCCGCTTCGTGGCGGTGAGCGACCCGTCTAGCGCCTTCGTAGCGGTCACACTGTATATTCCGAGTTCGGCGGTGGTGCTGATTGTTAGCCGACTACCCCCGGGTTCGAGCGTGTCTAGTGATTCGCTTTCGTCGTCGTTCAACTCGTAGGGGGTCGGCGGACCGTCTAGGTCGGTGGTGGTCTCGAAGTCGTCGGCGTACCACTTCACTAATGGTTTGTCGTCTAGGTCTAAACTCATGGTCGAAAACCCCACGCCCCAAGAAGTACGGCGACAGATATAGCGGCGGCAATAACGACGACGGCCCACGCTAGCGGGGCGGCCTCAATCAAAAATAGTACGACGTTCATTTCTTCCCCCATCGTTGGAAGGCGGCTTCCCGGGTGGTCCCGGTGCCGCGTGCGATTGCGGCCCACGATTTACCGTAGGTGCGTTGGCCTTCGACTGCGGCGGCTATGGCGTCGTCTAGGGCGGTTCGTAGTGTTAGTAGCTCGGCTAGTTCGTGTTCGTCGCATTCACCGACCCGACGACCGGCGGCACGGATAAACCGCCGCGCAGCGCCTAAATAGTCCATGGTCTCCACGTCTTTACGGGGCCGTTTGGCGGGCCGCTTTCGTGTGAAGCTAGCCTTCACAGTCGAACCGGGGCCGTCGGGGGTGTGGTCCGACGGGCCCGATTCGGTGCTAGACGGCGTTACAGGGGTCACCGGGCGTTTTTCCAAACATCGGTCGAATGGCGGGGGCACAAGTGGGCCCCATCCACATTCTTTCGCACCGTACAGGCCGCACACGGGTATTCACCGGGTACTAAGTCGGGAACGGCGCTTACGTCGTCCGGTAGCTTATAGCGGGCCGTCCCGCGTGGGGTGTTCCCATTGCGGACAAGCCCGAGCGCCTTAGCATCGTTCCAAAATTGCATGGCGTCATACTTGGGGAACCCCCGTGTGTATGAGTAGGCCGTAAGGCCGTCGGTGGTCGCTCGGGCCAATTTGAGGATAGCCGCTTGGCGTAGCTCGGCGGCGTTCACTGGGTTCCCGCTTCGTCTATAGCCCGCATCCACGCTTCGGCTATGTCGGACAGCGACAGCGTTTGAATGTTTCTCGGGGTCGCTTTGTCGTCGGCGGGCGATACTTCGAGTACGAGCGAAGCCCCGCTCATACCAAACGCGACTTTACGACCGTCGGGCATGGTGGCGGTTCCAAGCCCCGACTGTAGAAACAACGCGGTGGGTTCGCGTTGCGTCGTCGTTAGGGTGATTGCGACGGCGCTCACTGTGTGGCCAACGCTTCGCGGATTGCCACGCTAAGTTCGCGGGCCCGGTGGACGGCGAGTGCCAACACATGAACTTCGATGTCGTCGGTTACAAGTAGTTCGGCGTCCCATGCTGTCTGGACAATTTTGTCTAGCTTATTGAGCGACTTTTTCAGGTCACCGATTCGGCAGTAGTCGAAGGTGCCAAGGTCGAGTGTGTTAGTAGCGTCTACTAATTCTTCGGCTATCTCGTTCACAATTTCGGCTGTGGTGATAGTTGTAGACAGGCGGTGAAGTTTGGCAATGTCGGTCTTGCTTAGGGGTGTGATGGTCGTAGACATTTTGAGTTCTCATTTTCTGCCGGTGTTTGAATGGGCCGACGAATAGAGACTATCTAGCGAACCTGAGAAAGTCCTGTGTGTTTGTATTAGACATTGATTCGACCGATAGCACTAGGCGAATAAAGCTTCGCTGCTTGCTGTGCCCGTTCCGCTAAGGCTTGTAACATGGCTAGCCCTTCTTCCACGTCGCGGGACTCGGGACTAGCTAGCAACCGTTCCACCGCCGCTGAATACTCATTCTGTCCGCCCGCATGGTCGAACAAAATAGCGGTCGCTTGCTGGGAACCGGACGCGATAATTTCCGAGTAGCGCTGAAAGTCCCGTTGCTGTGACTTCGTGAGTGTTTCCTGTAGGCGGTCCGATTGGGCCCCGCTGTGTAGTTCATTGCGTAGCTGGGCTTGTCGTGCCCGTCCGACCGCCTGTATGCGCTCGGCGGCGGCACGCTCACGAAGGGCCGCAGCTTGTCGTTGCTGCCCCTTACGTGTCTTACGATTCGGGGCCATGCGCTCGGTCTGCTCGCCGATTCGCAACCGCACCCCAGGGTTCCGCACGTCGGGCAAGTTAGACAGCACATCGGCCCGGGCTTTTCGTTGCCGTGCGGCGGACGCTTGCGCGGTCGTGACTATACCCGAGACACGCGGCGGACGGTAAACCGCCGGTCGTTGTCTTCGAGCTTGTAGGGGAACCGACGTTCCGAGTTTTATGGCTTTGGTTCGGGCTCGATAGTTCGCCGAGTTTCTAGCTTGGCGCGCAAGATAGGCGGCGAGTTTGGCGGGGTCTGTCGGCTTAGCCATTGGTTACCTTGCTAGCGCTTGGCGCGCTGCCATTGAGGATTGACCCACGAGAAACATGGACCCACGCCGGTAGTGGCGTCTACTTACTTTACGCACGAAGTTTTGAGCATCGGCCAATACCACCCCGGGGGTTACGGCCATGGGCTCGAAGGCAACGATGGGGGCCGTGGCGTCGGCTAGTGGGCCTGGGGTCACAAACATTTTTCGCCAATCGGCGGACTCCCACAGCCCGAAGGTCCCTTGCATGGTGACGAGTGTGGCGAAGGGTTTAGAGTCGGGCTCGCGTTCCTCCACGACGAAACCACCGTCGGGCAAGAAATAGTCGCCCTTCGCGTAATCAAGTTGAGCCGTCCCGAGCGCCTTACCGTAAACGGTTTCGCCTACGCGTCGCTCATACTTGGCGGCATCGACTAAATGCAAAATTACGTCGCCGTCGGTACCTTTACCCTTTTGCCATTCCCGGCCCCCGTCGAAGCCCCATTCGAGAAAATAGGGGTTGTCGAGTTGGATGGGGTTACCGAGTAAATAGACCCGTGTTTTAGCACGGCCTTTAGTGTCGGTGCGTGATCGGTTCACGGTAATCCACAGTCGCCGCAACCGTTCGACTTCGTCGGTGATGTAACGCAAGCCCGGGGCGGCGAAGCATTCGTCGTAAATGATTGCGTCTACTTCGGGGTACTCGGTCCCCTTCATTTGGTACGACGTCGATAGTGCAGCGAACCGTACAATGGTTCGCCATTTGTCGCCGTCCGTTTTGACTTGCCCCGCGTTGCCTTCCACGCGAAATTCGTACCCGGGGTACTGCTCGGCGATTGAGTCGAAGAAACCCGACTTCGCGTAAAGCAATTCGACCAGGTTTCGCCGCACCCACATCACTTGGCGGCCGGTGCGTAGTGCGGTGGTTACGGCGTCGGCTTTGATTCCGTAAGTCTTACCGATGGAAGGGGGACCGGCGACGATTGATATGAGCGCGTTTCTCGACTTGATAGCTCGATAGTCGTACCACTCGAATTGAGTTGTTTTAGTGTCGCTCATTCGTTTATGTCCAATTGAACCCCGAGCAATTCCACGGCCCAATAGCCGACTGATCGACCGTCGGCGGCGACACGGATACACCGGTAGTCGTGCCCACTAGAAGCATGGACCACATAGGTGCGCATTCCCCGCCATTGCCATTCAGTCGGGGTTACGGTTTCCGGCGTTATAAACGGGCCGTGCGCGTAAGCGGCGGACCGGGGCGTGTGACGGGGTGGAAGTACAGAGCCCGACGCCACGGGTGGTGGTGTCGGGCCCTGGTCTTTCACCGCCTTAGCTCGGCGGCTCATGGTGTTACTTGGCGCTCTTGGCGGGAACTACGACGGCGTCGTAGACCTTCGTAGCGAAGCCGTCTTCGGCGTCTTCGTCGGCGACGTAGGACACCGTAAGGGTGTCACCGGGGTGGAGGTCGGTCGCTTTCGCTGCCTTAAGTGCCGCAGCGATAGCAATGGCGATTCCGGTTCCGGTGTGGATTACGGTTTCTTCGCCGTCCGTGTCGATTACGGTAACGTCGGCTTGCATCTGGACGGTGCCGGATACGTCGAATTTTGGCCCGACGATACGCCCGTCTACGAAGTCGGGGACCGCAACATCGACAATTGAGGTTACGACGCCTTCGATGGTCGTACCGACAGACGGAAAGCGGGCTGTGCGTAGGCGTGTGGTGCGAGAAAAACGTCCCATTAGAAATTCCTTTGTATTGTTTTGTGTGTACCGTCAAATTGACGACGTTGTTATTGTTACACAGCCAACCTGAGAAACCCCTGTGAAAGCCTTATTCAGCTACACTCACCCCTATGGGACGTTATCCAGAAAAGACAAGCAAGCCCGAAGCTTCGCCATGGCTAAACGGTGACGCGCAAGCCCTTTACGACCACTACTACTCTCGGCTCGCCGGGGTCGCCGCCACCCGCTACCGGTGGAAGGGACTACCCGACAACATCGACCCCATGCGACTCGAATACGCGTTAGTTCTCCAAGGTGGGTTAGCGGCCTTCACGCATGTACGCCCCCGGTCGCCCTTGGGTGAAGGTAAAGACGAAGCGAAAAACGGGCGGTTCACGGTGACTAAGGCGACCTACGGGGCCGCGACCCTGGACGACCTTTTCAACCCGGCGGGCTACACCACATACGGCCCGAACGGGTCCGGTGGTACCACGTTCAACACAAACGGGACATTAGACAAATGGCGGGGTGTTCCTATCTGGGGTGACTCACTTCGCATGGACTACGACGGCGCGACAATCCGAATGTTTGCTAACCGGCTAGCCCGGGCGTCGCTCATTGTCGATGTAAACATGGCAGCGACCACCCGGGGCATTGTTGCGGTGACAACCCAAGACAAGCTACTTACGGCTCAAACGACCATAGAAACCGCCATGAGCGGGCTAACGACGTTTACCGCCGACCCCGACATGATCGAGAACCTAAAGACGCTCGACTTCGGCGTACACCCCGACACCGTCGAGCGTAGCCACGTCGTCGCCATGCGCCTATGGAACGAAGCACTAACCGCGCTCGGGACCCAAGCAGGGGCCCAAGAGAAAGAAGAAAGACTCACCGACGACGAAGTACAAGCCATACGGGGTGCGGTCGCCGCAGTCCGCCGCCGAACCTTAGAACCCCGTAAGCAAGCCGCCGAGCTAATCAACCGGCGCTACTTCGGTGGAACTAGCATCGTGGAGGTCGTAGACCAGTGGTAAACATAACCGACATTCCAGACTTCCCGGGGCTACCCGGCCAACGACCGGCCCCAGGGGTACCCGACACCGTTACGCCGGTTTCGGTCGTGTTAGTTAGCGCACCGTTTGATTCTTCGGGGGACGTTACCCCACTCAATGCGGCTGCGGTAGACGCCTTTATCACAGCCGAAATTGCTGCGGGCCGTGCTTACGTTGCCACCGTCGAACGGTGGGCCCCCTGGTCGCCGCTAGACGTTCAACTTGATTACGCATCGACCGTGCAATATAACTACGGTCGCTTCACCGTCGGGGGTAAAAAATTCTATGCCCACGTCACGGTTGAATATCAAAACCTAACCACGACAACACTCAACCCCATCCCCGACGACTGGACTACCTACGCCCCTCGCTTGGGATATAGCACCATAGTCCGTGGCCACATTGCAGTAGCCGCCAGCCAGTCCGACACATACGGCGACAACTACATGACCGCCCCCGAGCCGGTCGCCGCCACCCCCGAGCGATCGGTGCTATCCGATACAATCCTCGACGCAGCGGCTAGCGAGTGGCGTGTAGTGGTTGTCAGCGCCAACAACCTAAACGGTAGTGGGGCTACCCCGTTCTTCGAGCTACACACCGAATCTGCCAACATTAACGACGCCGCTAGCATGGCGTCGGCGGCGACCCGCAATAAAGCGGGGATCGTTCAAACGACCGTGCAAAGCGCAAGCTACCCCTGGAAGACAGGCGCCGACACTTACGTCCCAAAAGTAACCCCATCCAAGGTCTCCACCATCGACGGAATGACCACCGGTGGCGGTGTCTACGTGTTCACCCTCGCCGGGTATGCCGCCTACATGACAACAATGCAAGGGGCCCCTTGGGTTACTAATGGGATTGTTAGTGCAAGTGTTGTCCCGGCCTGGTCGGTCGGCGGCGTCGGTGGCGGTGGTAGCTTCACCCCGGGCGTCCCACCCCTTCCGCCGACCGCCGGGGCGTGGGCGACCGTCGCCGCACTCCCCACCTACGTCGGCGCACTTGACACGGCAACAACCACCGCCGGGGCTCTTGGCGGGTGGCGCGACACTGTAGCGGCGTCCCTGGGACTCGGCTACTACCGAAAACTACTTACATCACAATTCACCCAAATCGTTGTTAGTGACGGTGAAAGTGAAAACCTTTTCAAGCCCGAAGTGTGGAAAACTTCGGGGGTAAACTTTGAGGTTGTCACCGAAACGACACACGGGACCGCGTCTATTCGTGCCATACCTAGCGGTTACACGGCGCTCGGCGACCAGCGCGGGGTATCGTTCGCCTTCGGTGGTAGCGAAGGTGCGGTCCAATCGGGCCGGGGTATCGCTACAAGCGACACAGCACAGCAAGACATGGCCCCCTGGATGAGCGCCTTCACAAATAGCACCACCCGAATCGCACTAACCGATCAGCAAGACCTAGCTATCGCACTAGCCATGACCAACGCGCAGCTAACGCTCGGTGTCCAAGGAATACAGACAGTACTCGGTGCCGCCGGTGGTGCGTCCGGAGGGCCTCTCGGTATCGCCGCCGCGGGAGCCGCTGGTCTAAGCTCCCTCGCTACTTCGGCGATCAGCGCCAATAACAACATATCCATGCTCGACGCGGCTAACGACGGGTCGTTTGATATAGCCACCTATCAACTCGGCATCACGTCACTAGCTAATTATTTCTCATTCGAAGCGTGGGCCCAATCGCTAAACGCCGTAAGCGGTCGCGGTTCGGGTCACAGCTTGGCGGGGGCGTGGCGGGCGATTCTTGGGCGGGGGCTCGACGTACTGATCTCGGTGCCGACCGCCGACGCCGTCGCCCGGGCCCTATCAACATGGAAACGCTACGGCTATATGATCGAACGTGCCTTCGTTCCGCCCCGGCTCGACGCTATGAACAACTACACCTACTGGCAACTCGAAGACCCCAGCATATTAGGTAACATGCCCGACGACGCCCGGGTGCGAATTGGGGAACGGTTCAAACGCGGTACGACCGTCTGGTCGGTGGTGTCCGAAGTCGGAACACAGCCAGCGAACGCCCCACGCGCCGGTATAAGCTACTAGAAACGAAAGTAGGTCCCAGTGGTAGCGCTCCCCATCACCCTAGAAACTGCACTCGGTATGCAGGGTTACACCATTGACCCAGTCGAAGCGACCGCCTTCACCATCACACTACCGAACGGCGTTTTTAGTGTTCCCGCCATGGTGCGATCTAAATTGACGTGGCAGTACGACACCACCGAAGCACTCGGCGACGATCTGTGGCTTAGTAAAGTTCCCCTATTCAGTGACGACTACCGACCCGTACTAATGTCACACATTCTCGACCGCTACCGAACCCGACGCCTTGGCTATAACACCCCCGGCGAATGGCGGTTAGCTTTCCGTCGGTGGTGCAACCTAAACATGGCCGTACCCAATCAGCGGTACATATCCGCCGCCGTCGATATGCCCCTGGACGACAGGGACGAAACGGACCAAACCGACCGCACCTTAGCTGCCACTAGCCACGGGCTCGACATCGGTAGCGACTTCCCACAATCACTCGTAAGCGGAAACACCGACTACGCGACCAACGCGTCCGACCGTCGAACCGCCGACAACACCGACAGCGGCGAAACCGCTCGCCGTACCGGTCGCAGTCAATCAATCATGCAACTACTCGAAGCACAGCGTGCCGCCTACATAAACGTAGACGCTGAAATACTCGACAGCCTGGACACCCTATTCCTAGGTGTGTTTGACCGAGGCGAAGGAAACCCCCGAGCCCAATACGGACTGCCCGCCGACGGCGTCCAACGACTGAACTGGTAGGATTCGCACATGAGCCCCTTCGTACCCCCCGAGCCGCCACTAAACCCCGACAGCACCCCTTCACCGGCCCTAGAAACCCCCAACCCGCCGCCCGAAGTCGGGTTCGGTGCGCCATGGGCCCCCGCCGACGGAGAAAACCGCGATCAAATTCTTAATTGGTGGCGTGCCTGGTTTCACCGTGTATTCTTCACCTGGATAAAAACATGGACCGAATACTGGGCAGCTCAATGGACCCGTGTCATTGATTACAGCAACGAGTGGTTTACCTACGCCGAGCAGTACATCGAAGACCACGCCGTCAATGGGCATTCGTGGTGGAAAACCGACACTCCCATTTTGGAATCCGAAAACACCACCGTAACCATTCCCTTCGACCCCTACCGCCCGCCGCTTGTTGGTGACCTAGTAAGCGACAGCACCACCGCTATTCGTTACGGCCAAGTAGTCGAAGTCATAGACGCGACGACAGTGGTTGTTACCCCGCTCGGGACACTACAAGGCGTTCCAGGCCCTAACACGGTGCCCACCGATACAGCTATCGCCGGGTTTCTCGGGGGCCCTTCCCTAACCCGTACCGCTCTCGATAGCGCCACCGATGAAATAGCAGCCGAAAAAGTCGGCGACATTGGGTCAAATCTTCGTCAAATTCTTGATACGATCTACGCCCAGTATTCCTATTTGGTACAAAACCCCGTCGGTTTTACCTGGTCTGACAACCCCCTTACAGGGACAATCACCGCCGACGTAGACGGTGGGTTTACGACCACTTACGACATCACCACGAAGAAAACCACAGGTGGCGTAACCTATTACGTTAACGGTGCCACGGGTAGCAACACAAACGATGGATTATCCGTCAATACCCCCTTAGCTACCCTCGCCGCCGCCGTCACAAAAACCGACGTAGTCACTATTTACATGGCTAGCGGAATCTACACGCGGACGCAGTGGGCCGTCTCAACAATCACAAAGTCGCTCAACATTATCGGGGTGGGCAACGTGCGACTGTATTGTCACGACGTACTCCCCTGGACACTCAGTTCAGGACAAACAAACACATACCAGGCGGCGAGAACCGCCGTCGGCCAGGTCGTAGACTCGGCTAGCGGTGGTCGGGGTACTCGGTGCGTGAAAGTAGCGTCGATATCCGCCGTCGAAGCCACCCCTGGATCGTGGTACCACGACGGTACTAACGTCTACGTGCACACATATAACGGGCGTGCCGCCGATGCGCTCGTTTATGCGTTCCTACAGACCCCGGGTATACGATTCGATGGACTAGTACGGGCTTACCTAGAGAACCTAACGATCTGGGGTGGCA